CGGTTGCCAGAAAGAACAAAAATCAGATTTCGGTTTGGATGATGTGGTGGCCGTTCTCGATGGCATATACATTCTTTGCCGACATCGTCCGCAGATTCTACCACTGGGTTATGGACCAATATATTGTGGTCTTTGATAAGATCAACAATGCGGTCTTTGGAGACTTGAAGTAATGCTTTTCAGCGATGCATATTTACTCTGTGTGGTAGTATGCATCGCTGGTTTTATCTATTTTAATTTGAGGAAAACTATGAAAGAAGAATATTGGGTCATTGGTGGAGAATTTAGCTCTCTGCATTTTCACAACTTGCATACCGGCACAGCAATCATTCGTGGCCCATATCCAGACAGAAAGACTGCTGAAGAAGTGTGGCAATCTTTGTCGGAACAGCACCGACATAGAGCCAACTACCGTTTCTTAATCACACAGGAGATGGCAACAAAGTAATAGACAGAGTTAATGAGCTTTGTTATATTACTCTTGAGACTACGGTTCCGGCAAGTCCAGAGTCTCCTGCATAGTGGTCGAATACCTTGCAGTAGTGAGGATGGCAGGTATCCTGGATTGCCATCCTCACTTTGCCGGTTTTCAAAATCCAAACATTGCTATATACTAGAGCAACTGGGTGTCAGTTGTCTTTTTAGAAGGGAGTCTTCTTGTGTACGATTATGTAATCTATCTCGGTCGTTTCCAACCATTTCATGACGGCCATTTTCAAACAGTTCAACAGGCGTTAGAGCAAGGCAAAAAGCTAATCATTGGTATTGGCTCTTCCAATCGCTCACGAAGCACTGACAATCCATTTACGTTCCAAGAACGAGTGGAGATGATCCATAAAAGCATACCGGTGCATCAATCAGACCGTGTGCATTTTGTCGCAATTAATGATTATCCGTATAACGATACGGCGTGGATCACCCACGTCACTAATTCCATAAACAGTTTTATCAGAGACACTACGGAGCAAGAACCATCCGAATTCTCTATAGCTCTCATGGGCTATAAGAAGGATGAAAGTAGCAAGTATCTTGATTGGTTTCCAAAATGGGACCAACTTGGTGCCGACAAGTCTCATGGCGTAATGTCTGCAACAGACGTTAGAGCACTCTTCTTTGATCGCAAGACGGTCATTTCGGAGTTTGTTCCTGATGCCGTTAGAGAAGCACTAAAACGATTTGCAATCACACCAGAATACAAGTGGTTGCTGAATGAATTTGAATATATCCGTGAGTATCCAAAACTCTGGGGCAAAGGTCCTTTCATCACTGTAGACGCAGTGGTTGAGCAGATGGGCTATATTCTTTTGGTCACAAGAAAGGAGGCTCCCTTCAAAGGAAAGCTTGCAATTCCTGGCGGTTTTGTTAATCTAGATGAATGGATTAAGAATGCTCGTATACGTGAGCTCCGAGAAGAGACTAAGCTTGCTGATCAATTCGGCAAGATGCCACCGGAAAAGATGCACACTTTCCTGCAGAAGGAAAAGGTGTATGACGATCCAAAACGTTCTGCAAGAGGCCGAGTGGTCACTTTTGCTGGACTCTACCGTTTACCACCTGCTAAGCAGCTCTATAGAGTTGTTGGTGCAGACGATGCCGAGAAGGCAGATTGGTATAACATGTCTGACTTGGACGCTTCAATGTTCATGGAAGACCATTACTTCATTATCCAGGACCTCCTGGGTGTAACCGAAGGGCTCTAAGGAGTTTAGAGCTCAATATTGAAAGGTGTTTTCAATGCTTAAATACAATCCAATTACTGATACTGATTCATATAAATTTTCTCATTTTCTGCAATATCCTCCTGGAACGGAGTTCATTAACTCCTACATCGAATCACGAGGTGGTGCTTACAATGACGTGGTTTTCTTCGGCCTTCAGGCGTTTCTCAAGGCTTATCTCTCTGTCCCATTTACACTGGCTGACATAGACGAAGCGGAAGCGGCTGTTACAGCACATGGCTTGACATTTAATCGTGCAGGATTCGAATACATCCTGAATAAACACGGTGGTCATTGGCCAGTGAAGATATCCGCCCTTAAGGAAGGAACGGTACTGCGGCCCCACAACTGCCTTGTGCAGGTGATCAACACTGATCCAATGGTGCCGTGGGTTACGTCATTCCTGGAGACAGCATTGCTTCGAGCAGTGTGGTATCCCACCACAGTAGCTTCTCGGTCTCGTAAGATCAAGACCATCATCAAGAAATATCTCGAGGATACGGCAGATGATCTTTCTGGTCTTCTTTTTAAGTTGCATGATTTTGGCGCTCGCGGCGTATCATCTAGGGAAAGTTCCGCTATTGGTGGCGCTGCTCATTTGGTCAATTTCGCCGGTACTGATACATTTGAAGCACTTCGATTTCTGAAGGCTTACTATGATGAGCCAATGGCAGGATTTTCTATCCCGGCGGCAGAACACTCAACAATAACCTCCTGGTCTCGCACTAAGGAAGGTGAAGCTTACAAAAATATGGTCGACAAGTTTGGCGGTCAGGGTAAGCTTGTGGCTGTTGTTTCCGACAGCTATGACATCTTCCATGCAGTGAACCATATCTGGCCAAGTCTAAAGGCTCATATCGAGCAAGTCGGCGGAACGGTAGTGGTTCGTCCGGACTCGGGTGATCCGACCGACGTCGTGTTAAAGGTGGTTGACGGTCTTGCACATGGTGCGGGATTTAGCTATAACAGCAAAGGTTACCGTCTGCTTCATCCGAGCTTCCGTGTCATCCAAGGCGATGGCATCAACGAGGATTCAGTGAAATCCATCTTGGACAACCTGAAAGCTCATGGATATTCTGCAGACAATGTTGCATTTGGTATGGGTGGCGAAATGCTGCAAACACCAAATCGTGATACCAACAAGTTTGCCATGAAGGCGTCTGCTGCTATTGTCAATGGAACGATGCGGAATGTCTCTAAGGAGCCTGTCGGTGACAAGAGCAAGAAGAGCAAGGAAGGTATCCTCAAGGTCGTGGATACTGGAACTGGTCTCTCAACGGTCGACCACAAGTTCGGCGGCTGGGATCGTCTCGAGCCGGTGTACCTGAATGGCCAGGTGCTGCGGGATCAGAAGTTTGCTGAAATCCGTAAGTTGGCAGAAGTTTAATTAAAAAATTGTTGACGTAAACCTAGAAAGGCATTATAAATAGGACATCAATTGACGACGCAAGTTGCAATAGATAGACTGGACCTGGGGGCAGAACCCAGCCGGTCCACCAGGAGCACTAGACCGATAGCACCTAATTTACAAGCTATTGGGTAACACTTTGCTAGTGCTCCTGATGGGCCGGAAACAGGATCGACAGGTGTCGAAAAGGCTTGAAGAGATTGATTCGCTGACCGAGTGGTCCGAAACTTAAATGCCAACGATAATGGTGTTCTTGCCCTAGCTGCTTAAGCTAGGCGGGGTTCGGAGGCACCTGGCAACAGAAGCCTCCACTGAATTCGAGTTTTAGGATGGGTCCAGCACCACATATGCTTTTGAAACGCAAAAAAAGCCATCCTGTTACACATAAGGTTAGTTCCTGCAACCCATTAAACATTGGACGGCCTTCGGGCCACCCCGGTTTTCGATTTTCCGGCATAACAAAAAAGTAGAAAGCTAACCTGTTTACCAATTCTAAGGCTAATTACAGCAACTCATCATTCGATGTAGCAAACCAGTGACGGAACTACGGTTCCACTTGTCACTAGCCGGACATAAGCAAGCCATCCGGTCCTTCAAACAAAGGCAAGACAGCGTCTTCAAGCGTGGCTGTATAAAATCATTCACTTGCCGGGGCCCTTGTGGATCGAACCCGCGGTTAGCCTGTTAAAGTTTTTAGGTTGTTTTCGGCAATCAAATGGATGCAAAACCGCTAGTGTGAGTTCGAGTCTCACTTTTATAGTTTAATGGCAGAACAGCGGTCCCAAAAACGACAACCTGTTATACAAGTTTGGCTTTACCTACTTTTACCCAATAAGCCATCGTGGCACCGGTACGGTTATGCGCTTTGCCCGCTGCGGTAAGAGAGGGATACACTACACCATCGATTAACACTGATTTACTACATGCAAGCGCAGCATTAGCGGATAATAATCTTCCTCTTTTGGAGGATGATTGAGATGATTTCCACTTAGCTGATCTAGGTTCTTTATTAAGACGCTTGACGTGATTATTAACACGAGCACCACCATCTAAACCATTCTCAATACAAAGATTAGCCCACTCAGAACTTTCCACGATGTTGTTCTCAACAGAGAATGATGTGGCAAAATTGATTAACTCGTTTTTATCGGAAAATAGTTGAACCCACAAAGTATCGACATGTTCTGTGCCGTGCTTTTTGATGTGTCTAGTCCACCTTGTACCGGAACCTAGATAGGTAAATGGATTTTGGGTGGTTTTACCAAAGTATTTGAGGCCTGTTAGCTTATGATACTTGACATATAAATAGGTGGGTGTATACTTGTTATACATGCTGATACTCCATACAGTATTAGTTGGTTGGGGATGCCAGTCCCGTGAACCCAATATTTATCGAAAGAGGAATGTCTACAGCAGATAACTCGCATTGTAAGCCGTTGGTCCTGGGTTCGAATCCCAGTCCCTCCACCATTTACGGAGGGGTAGCTCAGTGGTAGAGCAACGTAAAAGCACATTCCGTTAATTTTAGGATCCTTCCAGCAAACATCAAAATTTCAACCTTTAAATTGAAAACAAAATGGATCCTGCTAAACTTGAATGATTGAGTTCAGCAACATAAACCAAATGTCACCAGCCGAAAGGCACCTCTTGTAAGCACGACATCGCTTACACCCAATCAGGAGATTATAATATGACTAACGCATTCACTAACGCAGTTATCAACGACCAGAACGAGAAGGCGGCTCGTACCACCAATGGTATGAAGGCTCGTGAGACCACCGCTAACAAGTGTGTGGACCTGTTCCATAACATCGGCGCCTCCCGTGGTAAGAATATTATTCCGGCGTTTGTTGCGGCCTTTGTTGAGGACAAGGAACTCGCGACTCGTATCGCACTGTGGGCACGTGATGTCCGTGGTGGTGCGGGCGAGCGTCAAGTGTTCAAGGATATCCTGAAGTACATCGACGAGAATGATCCGGAACTTCTGACCCGCATTGCGCACAAGGTGCCTGAGCTGGGTCGTTGGGATGACCTGTTTGCGATTACTCGCAACCGAAACATTGCCTTTGAGCTGATCAAGGACGCTCTGGAGGACAACAATGGTCTGGCGGCCAAGTGGATGCCCCGTAAGGGTGAAGACGCTGTGGCGCTTCGTAACTTCCTGGGTTATTCACCGAAGCGCTACCGCAAAACGCTTGTTGGTTTGACTAATGTGGTTGAAACGGCAATGTGCTCAAAAGACTGGAGTGCGATTAAGTACAGCCATGTTCCTTCAGTTGCGGCTGCTCGTTACCAGAAGGCGTTCACCAAGAACGATCCAACTCGTTATGCGGAATATCGTGCCGGCCTGATCAAGGGCACTGAGAAGATCAATGCATCAACTCTGTATCCATATGATGTGCTGAAGTCGATCCGTTATGGTGGTGATGCCCAGGTTGCTCTGGCACAGTGGGATGCTCTGCCCAACTATGTTGGCGATGCCAATGCAATCGCCGTTGTTGACGTGTCAGGTTCGATGACCTGTCCTGCTGGTGGTTACGGCAGCAAGAGCAATGTATCTTGCCTTGATGTGGCATTGTCTCTGGGTCTGTATATTGCAGACAAGAATACGGGTGCATTCAAGGATACATTCCTGACGTTCTCGGACAACTCAAAGCTGATGCATCTGAAGGGTGATCTGCTTGCCAAGCTGCACCAGATGGAACGTTCCCAGTGGGAAATGAGCACTAACCTGCATGCGGCATTTGAGGAGATTCTCCGTGTTGCCACGCAGAACAATGTTCCGCAGACCGACATGCCGAAGACGATCCTGATCCTTTCGGATATGCAGTTCAACTACTGTGTACGCCATGATGATTCTGCTCTGCAGATGATTCGCCGGAAATACGAGAATGCAGGCTACAATGTTCCCCAGGTGGTGTTCTGGAATCTGAATGCATCGTATGGCAACCAGCCGGCTCGTTACGATGATTCGGGAGTGGCTCTGGTGTCAGGATTCAGCCCTGCGTTGATGACCAGCATCATTGGTGGTGCTGACTTTACGCCGTACGGTATCATGATGGAGACAGTCTCCAAGGAGAAGTATAACTTCTAATTTCAGTTTGGGATCATTTCCGCAAATATTTTCAATGGATGAAAAAAAGATGATCCCGTTACTATCTATCCTCCGGCCAAGTGCCGGAGGTTCCTATTTGAGGCAAAATGAAATATTGTAAAGATTGTAAATATATATCCAGATGGTCTAGATGCGAACATCCGTTATCAGGTCTTGATGAAGATGTAGTTTATGGACCAAAGACGCCTAGTTGTTATGAGGCTCGCTCTCAACGAGGTGTCTGCGGACCAGACGCCGTACTCTTTGAAGTCTTTCCCCCACCTAGATCATTTTGGGATATTTTATTTAATCGATGAGTAATATTTGGTTTACAACAGATCCACATCTGTTTCATCGCAACATTCTAACATTCACTGATAGCAATACAGGCAATTTGATTCGTCCTGGATTTGCTAACATTGAAGAAATGAATGATTGTATTCTAACCTGCCACAATGAACGTGTGAAGCCTTTTGATAAGGTGTATTGGCTAGGCGATATTGCATTTCGTATCACAAAGGAGTTTCGTGAACTCTTTCATCAGTTTCATGGCAAGCATCGGTTAATACCAGGCAACCATGATCCAATTGACCAGCTAGTTCCATTTTTTGAGAAGACAAATATTTGGAGAGTATTTCGTGAAGACGGTATTATTCCGTTTACTTGTAGTCATATTCCTCTTCACCTTAGTAGCGTTAAGGGCATTTTCAATGTCCATGGTCACATCCATCAGAATGCGTCCCCAACAATCAATCATATCAACATATGTCCCGAAGTAAGCAATTACTATCCGTGGCACTTTGATGAACTGCAGGCGGAGATGAAGGACCGTATGCGGCGAGGTGCCAAGTACGAAGGACCTGTTTACGCTCCAAGAGATTAATGCTATAGTGTCTTTATGGCCACTTAGCTCAGTGGATAGAGCAGGAGCCTTCTAAGCTTCAGGTCGGGGGTTCGAGTCCCTCAGTGGTCGCCATTATTTTCTCCAAGCTAGGGGGTCAAATCCATACAATCTACCTTGAACCCAGCCTTGTGATAAAAGTTCTTCTGCATCACTTTCTTCTCTGAATATTGCTTGTTGAAGCTCATGATGGGAATACCACCGTTTGGTCTTTTTAGCTTCTGACATACGTAAGCGGGTTATATCTTTAGTTATCCGCTTTTTTCTCTGTTTTGATAAATGTTTACGTAATTCAGGATCGGCCATTCCCTTACGAGTATTTTCGGATATCTTTCGTTTTGTTTCATCAGATAATATAGCTCCGCATCTAGTTGATCCACCATCGCCACCATGTGCGACATTATATCCATTTGGAACTAAAGAATTGTATTCTTTGATGAGTTTTGGTTCCATAATATTTTTGGTTTTCGTTTTGCTTGAATTTACGTATATTACTTCAAATGTAAAATTTTCTATTCCATATTTGCGCATTGCATTATACAGAACACCTTTGTATCCCTTAATGGCTGCTTTTTGATGATCGGACCAACGCTTATCAGGACATTGGCTGTATCCAATGTAGATTTTACCGTTGAGTTTGTTTGTTAATTTGTATATGCTGTAATTCATACTGCTATTTATAGGAGAAGGAAAATTAAACCCTACATACATGCAAAGTCTTCTGCGGCCAAATTTGGTGGTGTGCCAGATGACTACATCGACATCCATGATTACATGGACTCCAGCAAGTCGTCAGTTCCTGACGTTCGCCATCGTGCCATATTCCATTCTGCATTTGGCATCTACATTGTAGAGCGGGTGTTTGGCACAACTAGATTAAACTCGGATTACAAACGATATTCTGTTAGAGATATAGCTGAACAACATGTCCAGGAAGATTTGGGATTTATCCCAACTATGGAACAGTGGTTCAAAGGTATGCCAATCGAACCATGGATGATGGGTAGAGCTGGTGCAAAGGTTACCAAGTCTTTCATTCCAATGGAAGATGGACCAAAAGATGACTTCATGGAACAATTATATGCCATGGGTAATACAGATGGCCCGAGATCCACACCAATTCCAGAAGAAGGAGTTGTAGTTAATACTGAGTTTGTAAACGACCAGAATGTTTTTATAGACGGACAATTTAGAGGACCATCGATTTCAGTAACTGAAGTTGATGATGGAACTATTAGACCAGTAATTCCCCCAAAACCAAAAGGATTATATTTTGACTGACGTGATTTCGACTATCGTTGCTGAGTTCACTAAAGTGGAAACAGAATTTCAGACTAAGGCCAAGGCCGCATTGCAAGGTGCCTTCAAGGAATTCTTCAAGGAGAATCCGGCTATTACCTCAATCGAGTGGGTGCAGTACACTCCTCACTTCAATGACGGTGACACTTGCTACTTTGGCGTACATGACATGTATGCGATGGTTGGCGAGATTGTTGAAGATGAAGAGGACTACTATGCCGAAGAGCGCTCCAATTCCATCAGCACATATAGTGAGCTGAAAGGTTATGAGCGTGAGTCCAAGAACTTCTCGAAGTTCGCTAAGCAGATTGGCAAGCTGCCTGACTCCATCTTTGAAACGACGTTTGGTGATCATGCCAAGGTCGTTGCAACGCCTAAGGGCTTTGAGGTAGACGAATACGATCATGACTAAACCGCGAACGACGTTCCTCAGAGATAGAACCTCTGGGGTACTCATTACGGTGCTATCACTGTTCGTCATATACTTCGCTTGGTATATGACGAACTTTATACCCATAATGAATTTAGTTATTGCCTTCCTGTCATTCCGTCTTGCACAGTTTATGGTTGGGGTTGCGTATTACCTCTTTAAGGGTCTTGATGTTGACCTTTCTTGATATGACCCTCCTGGAGCGCATTGAGCGCTTTTGCAAGCAAAATGAGCTGGATTATATCGATGGTATTGTCCAGTTTTGCGAATCCAACGATATTGAGGTGGAATTAGTAGCCGACCTCATTAAACGAGATGCGGTATTCACTGCAAAGATGCAGATTGAGGCTGAGAAATTAAATTTTGTTAAGCCTAGCGGGTCTGCTAAGCTACCCTTTTAGCGCTAAATATTGGGCAACAGGAGATTCGCCCAATGCAGATATCAATTATCGGGAAACCCGATTCAATAGATGCTAATTACTGTCGGGAAGCCGTACGGTATTTTGGGCGACAACTACTTTCCAAACATCTCAATAAGAACATAAAGCTAAAAGTTGTATTTGACGAAATCAAATACAAAGGCACTTGTACATGGAATGATAGTCCCAGATTCGGACGGGACTTTACGATCCAAATAGATGCCCGCCTTGGATGGCGACTTACTCTGATCTCCCTTGCTCATGAAATGGTACACGTAAAGCAATACGCTTCGGGCGAATTGCAAGATTATCGTACAGACGTGAATAAATGCAAATGGCGGGGAGACATCTATTACTGCTACACAGATGAAGACTATTGGCTCTATTCGCCTTGGGAGATA